TATATAACAACCTTTAAGAAAGCGGCTCATTGTTTTTGTGCCACCTGCCCAATTATCGAAATACCAGTTTATTGCCGGGTCTTTTGACATTAATTTTTATAATTCAAATAATAAATACTGTTTAATGTTTTCCTGCCTGATAATTCCTGAAGCCTGTTCTAAAATGTAAAGACCTATTTCAGGATTAACCAGGTTTCGTAATATCTGATCTTTGCGGTGTTTCATTTTCCTGTCAAGGGCAAAACCATAAACATTACTGTTTGATGTTGTATGATGAATGTCTGAACCGTTTAAAAATCCTGTCTTTCTGATCTCAAAATTTGCCCAGAAAAAATGCCGCTCTATTTCAATTGTGGCAGGAATGAAAACATCATAAAAAGGAATAACATTTTCAACCACCCATTTACAGTTTGCATAATGTTTCAGAAATAATATTTCCTGCCATAGCTTCCAGTCCGGATATTTTAATTCTGTTGTGCCCCCTTTGCTGCCCCAGTATCTTGCCCGTGAATGTGTAGGGCAGGGCGGCGAAGACCATATAAAATCAAACTCTTTATAATGCTGTAAAAGGTATTCGTGAGCATCGGCTATAATAACTTTATCATCCGGGAAATATTCCCGGTAAATGGCGGCAATTTCTTCATTCAATTCAATGGCTGTTACTTCAATCCCGCCTATGCGGGACCATAACTTTCTATTGCCGCCAATACCTGAATAAAGGTTAAGTACTTTCATCTTTTTACTATCAATCCTTCTTTAATTTCAGTTACAGTAAAATCTTTTAAAAATTCCTTTAACACTACTTCATTTATTTCTTTAGCTGATTGCCAGGAAATAAATAACTGGTTTTTCTTTTTCAACTGTTTGATCCATAGCTCCCGTATTGTTGAAGTGATTAAAGTCATTGTTTCACCTTATTATTAAATATTCCGCTCCCGGTTCTATCTCATCTAAAAGCACTTCAAATAATTTTCTTTTAAGAATAAACAAGTCTGTAGAAAAACCTTTCACTTCATGAAATTGAATTGAGCCATCCGCCATGATCACTTTAAAATCACAATAGTAATTAGTGATATGTTTCCCCTTTACTCTCAGATCAATTTTATATTGCGGGATGACTTCTTTTATTTCCTTTGCCTTGATGCGCCAGTCTAATTCTTCGGCGTGGTTTGCTTCTCTTATGCTGTCATAAGTGCGGCCACCATATTGCTTAGTCTTATTGTTATACTTTGACTTTGTTCTATATGATCTTTTAGTTAGGAGCTGGTACATTGGTTGTTTTAATTAATTCAGGATGTTCGTAAATGTTTCCGATTACTTCAATATCTTCCCACGCCCACATCGGACAGTTGGCAAACGAAAAACCGCATTCTTCGTCTTTCCATACAACCTTATTTTTGAAGTTCGTATCGTTGCCACCCGCATATTTTGCATTTAGAATATCACCTTCATAAATTTCTTTACCGTTCTTATCTTTTAAGCCTGTGTATTCTCCCGCTGTTTCTGGTTTTATTTCAACAGTGTTTATGTTATATGAATCAGCAAACCTTTTGGCAATGGCACATTTAACGGCAATTTGGTTTACGTCAATTTCAGACTGAAGTAATGAGCCATACACCCATTCGTTGTTATGAATTCTTTGCCCTCTGAATTTTATTTCTCTCATTCTACAATTGTTGTTTTTAAATCATAATCATAATGCGCGATCATCGGTTTTACCTTAGGATAAATTTTGAAAACCGCTATTGTTTCAATGCCGTGTTTTTCGTTTACTTCAGCCGACCATTTAAATAAGTGTACCGGCATGGGTGCAAAGTTTTTTACTTCACCTGTCTGATATTTATTTACCTCTATAAATGCTGTAGGATTAATTTTCATTTTAGTTGTTGTAATTAATTGTTGCCATTTCTGTTTTTAAATAACTTAAAGCTGATCGTACAAGATCACTGGCATGCGTAGCGGCGGCATTGGCTCTTTCGCATAAGGCCAAATAAGCGTTTTCTTCAGCACATAAATCATTGCAGTAATCTTTCATCAGCATTACACCGATCTTCTTTTCATGCGCCCCTAATGAAGCCACAAGATTTATATAAGCCTGTTTCCTTGCCTTGTGTAGCATCTCTTTTGCTTCAGCCACACATTCGCCTGAAAAAGCTATAAAGCCGGTTAATTCAAAGCCATACTCAAGTAATACCGTTGGATTATTTACATCGCTGTAATGTGTGTTCGATATTGCTTCGAGTATAGCTACTATGTCGGCTTTTTTATTCATCATTAAAAAGGAATTTTTATTTCAGGCTCCGGTCTATCAGCTTCCCGGTCCGGCATTTCTTCCGGCTCATAAGGGATTATTTCCTCTTCTTCATCATCCACGGGCCTTTCATCTTCCCTTAAGTAATCATTTAACATCGCTTCATAATATTGGTCAACCGGGTGACCGCCGTATATTCCTGCCATAATTTTTAATTTTCACTTGTTTGCATCGCTTCGCATTCCTGCAATTCGATAAATAATTTCATTTCTTTATTAGGTGAATGTTTGCCGCTTACATAATCGTAATCGGCGTCCATTCTGCTTTCAAAATATTCCAGGAGATCATTGTACAGATCCCCCGGAATTATTACGCGGTCATTCATATTACTTGATCTGAAGGTTTTGTTTTGTAACCAATTCAGCACCCTTAACAATTTGTCCTTCCTTAATAGCTTCCTTTATCCTGGTCTTTGAAAGCGTGGTTACTATTTTTTCATCATAGTATTCTGCCGGAATGCTTTCACCGTCTGTTATCTCCACGGCTTCACTTTTCCTGAATGAAAGCTTTAAAAGCGGCGTCGTTATCTTTTCAACACCAAACTGTTGCAGGGCTTCAGATAACCTTTGCTTAAATAATTCTTTGCGCCTTTCTGCTTTTTCTTTTAATGAATAAAGCCTTTTCATTTCAGCTTCAATAATGTCTATATCGTTATCAAAATGTTTGATTACAAAGCCGTAACTAATTGCTTTATCCTGAAGTTCATCCTGTGTTAGTGCAAGCGCTGTTTCCAGCTCCGGCGTTAACTCGCCTTCATTCTCTTCAATTTCCTGCAGTAAGGAAAGGTGATCAATGCGAATGTTGTAAAGTGATTTGTTTTGAATTGCTACTTCCATAATTAATTTACTGTTGCTGTTTGTTTTGATAATTGTTGTTTACGTTGTCCGAACATTTTAAATATTTGTGGCTCACTGTTTACGGTGCCCATATTGGAATGATAAAGCTTTGTGAGTTCAACCAGGTTATTGCATTCTGTTAATGACTGCTGCCATTGCATCAATTCATCTTCGCTTAACTTTTTCGGCTCCGGCTTGCCGATGCGCTTCTGTATTTTTTTTTCCTCAACTACTTCAGCCGGTACATCTTCCGTAACTACACCTTTCATAGTGTCGGTTTCTGATTCATCCAACATACCTAAACCGCAAATGGAAAGTGTTACCCGGCGTTTTGCTTTTGTTTCGGCCTTCATGATAGCGTTAGCCAGGGCGTCACCCTTTAAGCCTTCAATATTTACGGCGCCGGTGGCTGCATCCTGTTTACCGTCTTTGTCCTGAGCCTTAGCCACAACTATATAAACACCGCGTAATTCAGAAGCGGTTATATCAGTAATGCTTACGAAATAAATTTTACGAAGCTGTTCAGTGCAATCTTTTGTTGCATACAGCCTTTGCTTGCCCTGGAATGTGATTAACTGAAAGGGCTGCGTTAACGGATTAAGCCCTAACGATTCACAGAAACGATTGTAATAAAGTGTCTTTTGTTCGCCGGACATTTTGCTCAAGTCACCGTCCAGCACTAATTTTTGAATAATTTCCTTGTTATTATTTTCCATATAAAATTTAATTGTTGTTTAAAAAAGCCCGGCTGGGTATTTCCCCAAAGCCGCCGGGCCGTAAAACTTTGAAATAACTGGTAGCCTTTGCATCTAAAACTACCTTATGAAAGAACTGCCGGATTCCTTATAGCCGGTACTATCTTATGGATACAGCGTTTACCCCCTCTGACGGGGTTTAAAAAATATCATCATAATAGATCTGATCTTCATTAAAATTTTCCTCTTCAAACGTGAAGTACAACAGTGCCACAATTGCGCAAAGCAGGTACAGGAAAAACCCTGCAATAAAACCGATTGCGAAAATTGTTGACTGCTGCATTATGATACAGGTGTAAAATGATTGTTTATGATTTTTGTAAAAAACGGATCAATGTTGCTGTAGCGGTCCAATACCGGGTTATTGAATTCACCGGCTGCAATAAGTTCGGCGCGGGCCTTTGCAATGCGTTCCTGTTTAGCCTGTTCAGCAAAATGATCCTGTGCAATTTTTTCAATGTCACACTTTGCTTTATACCAGTTTTTTACGGCTATGCAATCATAAAAGGAAAGGTTTGCAGGCGCTATGTGCACCATTGGCGTACCATCATTATAAACGCTGCCGTCCCATGTGGCAAGTATATTTATATACCTGTCGGTTTGGCCGGAAAATTGGTTATCTGCCGGGATGTTGTACTGAAAGAAATAAGTCTCTGTCATGTTTTTAGTTTTTGTTGTTTTTTAAATGTTTTCGCTGTCTGTTTTTTCATTTTTTTTGTTATTTGGCTTTTTTAAGCCTAAAAGTTCCTGACGGGAAAAAAACTTTGCTCCCGCGGCGTTTTTGCTTGCAACACGAATGCGGCCATCACCTATATAGTTAGAAAATGCCCTTGAACTGATGTTGAGTATTTTGATAGCTTCCTCTCTGTTTACTATATCGCTTACCTCAAACATTTCGTAGATCGGTTTTAATTCTTTTCTTATCAGGTTTTGCAATTCGCGGCGCGTGGTGTTTATTGTTTCCATTAGGTTAGCTTTTTACACTTTTTACACTTTTTGTTAACTTTTTAGTGTTAATAAGTGTATTTAAATGATAATAGTTTACTTTTACGCCGGTTCAAACATAACAACAGGGCTTTCTGTTAATATTTCCTCATCGGAAAGCCCGGTAATTTGACGAATTGCGCGAAGGGCGGATGCTGTTGTTAAAAGCTTGTGTTTGTTCTTGATATAATAACGGATGGCTCCGTCGCCTACGTTAAGGGCAAGGCCGATAATGTGCCTGCCTTGTGTAGTGTTAATTTTTGGATAGATAGTTTCTTTTAGTTCCATTTGTTTTAATATTTATGCAAACATAAGGAGTAAAAAGAACACAAAGCGTAAAAACTGGAAAAAATTTCAAAAAAAATATGGACTCCATTTCTAAAAACCTAAAACTAATACGGCTTGTATTAAATAAAACGCAGGCCGAGTTCGGCGCCCTGTTCAATGCAACTAAAAGTATGATAGGAAGTTATGAAAAAGGAAAGGCTTATCCGGATGACCTTTTTGTTATTCGCGTAGCTGAATTTGCCGGAATAACAGAAACTCAATTGCGGGAAGAAATTTTAAAAGAAAGGGATATAAAACTACAGAAAACGCAAAAAACGGATATAACAGAGCCTTTCATAGCCTATTATCCGCCTGCAATGGATATAAAAGAAGAAAGGGAATTGATTCATTTCATAATGGCCAGGATTGCAAAAATAGAAGCTAAACAGAATGGTATTTCACGGGAAAGAGCATTTTACGAACTTGTTCGAGATGCCACAGAATCTTTAAATCAGAAACATAATGAGAGTGAATCTGCTTAATTTTCTTACGGTTAATTTTTCGGCGTACAGATGGGGATTGCTTTTTCATGGTGCAATTGATTTTAGGAGCAATTGAATATGTGCATTAAAAAACGCAGGACATTAGCTGCTTAAGAGGCTTACCACGGCCTAATGAACAAACTAATGCCTACGCTTACCGCGTCGGCTGTTGTTCATTTAGAAAGGTGGTAATTTCTTAAGCACAACCTGACAGTATTTTTCAAAGTTGCTACAAAATAAAGTATAATTATTTGCTTAAAAAAAAATTCAAAGCAATGTGAAAAAAATTTTCAACATACAGTTAATAACAAAACATGAATACAAAAAAAACAAAACTAACGGCGATCATTTGTGTAATGATGCTGATGAAATTACATGCGCAAAATGTTTCCTATAATGCGGATTCATTATTTACTTATTCTAAAATTATCATGCTCGATTCACTCACAAAGGATGTGATCTATAACCAGACTTTAATCTGGTGCGGCAAGGCATTTAATGACAGCAAGGATGCAATAAAGGTTCAGGAAAAAGACGCAGGCATAATAAGCGGCAAAGCTTATATGAATTTGTATTATAAATATCCGGGTAAAAGGGATAGCCTTCCCGGTGAATTATACAGGGATCATTATTTTAACTGGTTAATTCAGATCAAAGATTATAAGCTAAGATTTTCCATAAGTGAAGTAGAAATACAAAGCGAGTTTTATTTTGGCGATGTTACATCCTCCGACACCGCGCCCGGGAAGATTTTATTAGTATCAAAAACAAGGAATGATGCGGAGTGGAATTGCTCTAAACTGTATTTTGAAAACAGGCTTAATGAGCTGATGCGTCAACTCGAAAACCAGGTGTATGTCAAATCTGATTTTTAAATTAAATATTAACCAAACTAAAAACAAAAAAATGGAAGGAACCGATCCTGTAGTCATGTTCTTTATTTGCGCTTTTGCGCTGGGTATTGTTGTAGCGATTGCTTATTATTTCTGGCGTTGGATCTTTTCTATAAAGCGCCAGCTCTGGAACCAGAAGCAACAAATAAACCTATTGATAAAGATCGCTGAAAAATTAGGCGCCTCAGAGGATTATGACGGAGAATTTCAAAGAATAAAAGACCATAACAATTTTGGTAAGGACTCTGAATTAAAATAAACTAAAAGCTAAAACAATCAAAACTTGAGATTATGACAATACCATTAAAAAGCGGAAGCAGAATAATTATGAATGAAGATGCCACCGGCCAGCGGATTATCTTAATGATGCGGGGACTTAGTATAAGCGCTGAAACGATTGAGGCCAACGAAGAACTGCGCGGAACCGAAGCCTGGGCGAATAAGGAAATTGAACTGTATGAGCAGGCCCTTAAAATTGATCTGCAGGCGGAAAGAGAGTTTATAACGGAGTGCCTGATTAATGCCGTTATGAATAAATGTGATGCGAAATAACCAATTTGTGACGCGAATGTGACGCGGAGGGTAAAACAAAAAAGAGTTGCAACAATGCAACTCTTTGATTTTCAAGTGACCCCGCCAGGATTCAAACCTGGAGCCTTTTGATCCGTAGTCCATTTTAAACGGTTTTGAGTGCTTTTAGGTGTCTTTAAGTTGCATAACATAAAACACTATCAATCAAATGATTAAATCATCCTTCCTCTAATTAATACATAATCAAATCATTGCGCATTTTTGCTATTATCTTTGAATTTGTGACGCGAATGTGACGCGAACTATTTAATTTAGCTGTTAATAACAAAAAAAATATGAACGCAACCACAACGATTTTTATTAACCGTTTTAAGCCAAACGCAAACGGTTTATGTGTGATCTCTTTAAGGGTTACCGCAAACAGAATAAGAAAATATTATCCTTCGGGTGTTAGCATGGGCGCAGATGATTTTGATATGATGATGGCTTCAAAAACGCTTCGCGGTAAAATGAAAGATCGAAAAGAAGGGTTTGAGAAACTTGAAATAAAAGCAAGGGACATTATTAAAAAGTTGCCCGTCTTTTCCTTTGAAGAATTTGAAAAACATTTTATTGAAAACAAAGGCTTATCCGATACCGTAAACTCGGCCTTTGATAATTACATCGAACAGTTAAATAGTGAAAACAGGATAGGCAGCGCTGTTGCTTACCGGGCTACAAAAAAGAGCCTGAATATTTTCTTCGCTGAAAATAAAGTGCTGCCTAAAACAATCGTAAATGAAAAAACATTTAGAAAAGAACCGGCAAGCGATTACACGTTTTTTCATGTTACCGTTTCGATGCTTAAAAAATATGAACAATGGATGTACGCACAGGGCAATTCATCTACCACGGTAGGTATATACATGCGATCACTCAGAGCCATATTTAATATTGCGATTGCGGACGGATTGGTGTCAAAAGATTTTTATCCGTTTGGAAAAAGAAAATATGAGATTCCAAAAAGCCGCAACACAAAAAAAGCCTTAACACTTGCACAGATACAAAGCATTTATAATTACCAGGCTGCGCCCGGATCCACAACAGAGAGAATGCTGGATTACTGGATATTCATTTATTTCTGCAATGGCCTTAATGTAAAGGATATGGCTAAACTGAGATATAAAAATATGCAGGGCGACTTTTTACATTTCCTGCGCTCTAAAACAGAATTTACAAAAAATACGACTGAAGAAATAAGGGTGCCCTTGAATGATGTTGCAAAAGCCATTATTAAAAAATACGGCAATAAAGCCATAAACCAGGATGCTTATATTTTCCCGATCCTTCAGCCCGGCATTACGGCACAACGGGAATACGAATTGATACAGCAGGCAACCGGATTAATTAATGATCACATGAAATTAGTGGCCGCCGAATTAGGCATCAATGCAAAAGTTACTACCTATGTTGCCCGGCATTCATTCAGTACGGTTTTAAAGCGCAGCGGGGCATCTATTGAATACATCAGCGAAGCATTAGGCCACAGCGATATTAAAACAACACAGAACTATTTAGCAAGCTTTGAAGATGATACAAAGAAGCAGACAAACAGTGTACTGGCTAATTTTGAAATGACACGGAAAATTGAGAATGGATAAATTTTATTTATCTTTAATTAATAACAAAAAAAATATGGCCGAAACTATTAATGTAAAAATTTATGATTCTTTAAGAGAGAATTTACATCTTAATGAAAATGAAGCAAAGAATTTCGCAAAGGATTTTACCGCAACGATCAAAGAAGAAATTGCAGATACCAGAACAGACTACGCCACAAAATCAGATTTAAAGGAATTGGAAAGCAAAATAACAAAACAAATTTATACTGTAGGTCTTGCGCAATTCCTCGCCATAGTTGCAACGATAACTGTTATAATGGCTTTTATGCTTTCTCGTTTTAAATCTTAGAACATGCACTACATTTTAGTTGATAAACAAATATTAGAGGTAAATTATTTTGAGTATTGTAAATGGGAAACGACAGCCAACCGGTTGATAAATGAAACCACAATTGATGATATGAAAATAATAACACGTTTTACGGGACGTAACATTTTTGCTTTCACTTCTGACAGACTTCTCTTTGAAACAACAATAGAAGGCGGCCTTTTTGATGGCTATAGTGATTATTCATCAACTTATGAAGAAGCGTTGAAAACGCATGAAGAAGTCTGCGCAAAGGTTACGTTTTATAAACCCTGAAATAAAAAACCCCTTACCAGGAATAGTTCGGGGTTAAATAACAAAAAAAATAAGCGGCAAAGATAAACTTAATTACTGCTACTAACGACTGCCCGCATTTCACGAATGTTTCATGTGAAATAAAATTGCATAATTTTGGTATATGGCAGCGGCCAAAAAAACGAGCGCAAAACGAGCGCGTAAACCGGGCAATGGTGGTACTGTATTGCCTGATGCGCCTAAACCATTCACAAAAGAAGTACAGCCAACTCCGCAAGCTAAAAGTGATGGATGGAAAAAGTTAAGAGCAGAAAGGTTATTAACTCAAGGGATACTCGCCCACATGCTGAAAGGGAAAAATATGCAGACCTACATTAATAGCCTTAATAAGAATGCCAAAAAAGGAAATGCCAAAGCTATAGAGACAATAAATAAGGCTATTGAGGATGATGTTATTAAAATATCACAGACGGATAAAGACGGCAATCCCGTAACACCTATAAACATCGTTTTGGATGAGCGATACAAAAATAATTCCGGCAACCCCGGTATTTCAACGTAATGCCTGGGCTTATAAAACAGATGCCCAATTTATCTGCAATGAAGGCGGCAGTCGTTCCGGTAAAACTTATTCTATCATCCTACTCCTTATTGCCATAGCCACCAACGAAAAGAACAAACGCATTTCAATAGTTAGCCATTCGCTGCCGCATATCAAACGCGGCGCCTTACGTGACTTCCGTATTATCATGGAAACATTAGGCCGGTGGCATGAAGAAAACTGGAGCGCCACTAACTTTATTTACACCTTCGCAAATGGAAGTTATATTGAGCTGTTTGGCCTGGAAGATGAAAGCAAGGCCCGTGGCCCGGGGCGTGATATTTTATTCGTAAATGAAGCCAATATTATAAGCAAGACCTTATTCGATCAATTGGCCATGCGTACCACAGGAAAGATATTTGCCGACTGGAACCCGGCTGACTTTAATTCATGGGTGTATGAAATGGCGGACGGCGAAGGGGCGTTAAATATTCATTCCACTTACTTAGATAACATTTACAACCTTTCTACACTTCAGGTAAAATATATTGAAAGCTACCGCGATCTGCCCGATGACTTTATGTGGAAGGTTTACGGATTAGGCTTGCGCGGCGCAGCAAAGGAATTGATTTATACTAACTGGAAAATAATAAAGGAATTACCCGGTAAAGGTGATATTATTTACGGCCTTGACTTTGGCTATACCGCACCTTGCGCAATGGTTAAGGTTGAGCTGTACGATGAAAGCATTTATGTGGAAGAAATGCTTTACCGCAGCGGCTTAACGGTAACAGAATTAGCCGCATGGTTAAAGACCTTAAATTTAGGCCGGGCTGAAATATATGCCGATGCAGCGGAGCCTAAAAGTATTGAAGAAATTTACAGGTACGGCATGAACATTAAACCCGCCGATAAGGATGTATGGGCCGGCATATTAAAAGTTAAGTCAATGCCTTTAAATATTGTTGCAACATCTGAGAATTTAAAAGAAGAATTAAACGGCTATAAGTGGAAGAAAGATAAAGGCGACAATCTTGTGGAAGAGCCTGTTAAAATGAATGATCACTTGTTAGATGCTATGCGTTACGCCGTATTCACCAAACTCACAACACCTAAACGCTACAGCGGCGTTATTCACAGCGCAAGCGAAATGAAAGTGAATTAAACCGTTTTATTAAATTTATTATATTTGTACTACTAAGGGGGGCGCGAACCCCCCAAAGGGACGGTAGGCTTAACGCCGTTTGAACTTAATGTAAAGACTAATCTTTATCACTAAGTTTTTAACCGCCACTTTAATTAGTAGCACGAGGCGAAGATAATAAAATCATCTTCGCTTTTTTTATTAACGGCACATAAAAAAACCCTGCATTATTCATACAGGGTAAAAACATAGAAAAAAACAACAAGAGAAATTGCTGCCGTAAAATTACTACTTTTGAATTATTAAACTCATTCACGCTTTAATTGCCTGGCATAACTTTTAAAGCGTCACAATGTGTTCAACTTAATATCTAAAAAGAAAGCTGTTCAATCTTTAGCTCCGGTCATTCAGGCATACCAGCAGCTTTCCATTCAACAGGCATATAATTCAAATCTCGGTTATACCGTTTACGGCTATAACAATAAGACGGACCAGGTTAACGCTTATGCAACTGTTGGCGACCTCTATTCCATAGTAAATAAGTTGAGCAAAACGGCGGCAATGATTCCGATATATGAATATGTTGTTACCGATCAAAAAGCTTACAGTCAATATAAAACTTACCTTAAAAAATGCCTGAAAAGACCTACCAATGAAAACATTTATGAACTAAAGAAACTGCAAACAAAAGCTTTGGAGTTAGCGGGTGAAGATAGTGAGCTGCAGTATTTTTTAGATCATCCAAACAAGTTTCAAAGCAAAACAGAATTTTACCAGTTAACTTTTTTATTCAAATTACTCACCGGTAATTATTATATCTATAAAGAGATTTTAGATGCGGGCGCGAACCAGGGTAAGGTATATGAAATGTATAATATGCCGCCTAATTATACTTTTCCGATAGCCAGTAAATCATTGCCGCGAAGGGTGGAAGGCTACAATTTTACTTTATATAACTACACGCAGCTATTTACCATAGATCAGATCATGCACGGCAAATATGCAAACCCTGTGTTTGATTTTATGGGTAATGAGCTGATAGGCTTAAGCCCCTTAAGTGCGGGCGCTAAAGTGCTTACCACAATAGCCAATGAAACGGATTACGCGAACCAGGCATTAAAAAATGCGGGCGCCGGTGGTGTGATCGTTAATGAAGACCCTGCGGACTTAAGCATGGAAGCATTGGGCAATATGAAAGACGATGTATTGCGGGAATTAGGCAGTGCGTGGCAGGGCAACAGTAATGTAAATGTAAATAAGCTGGGTTTCCTTGCGGGCAAATGGAATTACTTAAAGTTATTTATTGACCCGGCCAACATGCAGTTGCTTGAACAGGCAAGATTTACATTTAAACGCCTTTGTAATTTATACGGGATCGGTGATAAACTATTCAATAATGACCAGGGTTTAAAATATGATAACTATGATATCGCATTGCGTGAACTTTATACAAACGCCACGCTGCCTTTGGTAGGCGCCTTGTGTGATGATTTTAATGCAGGCTTAACGCAGCATTTTCAAAGCAATAGTGTAATAGGTTATGACGTAAGCGATATACCGGAATTGCAGGAAAACCAGGCTGATGTAATTAACCGGTTTGCCAATGCACCGGCCTTCCGCGTAAATGATCTGTATGAGGCAATGGGATACGGCAGGCTCGATGATCCTTCGGCTGATGTGGTATTAGTGAAACAGGGTTATGCACCCTTAGATGAAGTGGCAACAAGTATGAACATGAACCTTGATCAATTGGGTAATGCAAATGATTACAACCCTCCAGGTAGTGGATGAGATATTGCCTTTAACGAGAGAAGATAATAATTGCGGGTTCAGGAAGGCAAAGAAGTTACGGGAGCGGGCAAATCTTATCATGCTGATAAACGATTACAGAGAGGGAAAAAATGTTGTGTTACCGAATGATGTTTTAAAGTTATTAGAAGATGAACGGCGACAAGCTATGGAAGCAATTTAACACCTTTCACAAACGTAAAACGGTACAGTTTGCGCCGTCTATTTATAAGGCATTGCAGGCGCAAATAAAGTATTATACCGAGACAAGGGATTTAATTCACCTGCCTCAAAAACCTGTGCATGATGCGTTGAAAGAACTTTACGGCGTAACCGGGCGGCAATGGGCTGCACATACTTTTTTTAATGTACTTAAGGAGGCGGGCGTTAAATACAAACAACCTGCATTAAGAATTAAAGCGGATGGGCAACCAACAGGGGCGATAGGATTAAATCAGGAATTTGTTAACGCAATACAGGAATTCTTTCAGACTGATCTGTTTAATACGGTAACTAATATAACGGACACTACCCGCACGTTTCTACGCGAACAGGTGGCAAGCGGAATTGATCAGCAGCTATCATTAGACGATATCATAAATAATATGCTTTCTTCAGATATTACAAGGAACAGGGCGGCACTGATAAGCAGAACGGAAGTAATGAAGGCGGCCAATGCAGCCGAACAGATAGGAACGGATAAGACCAATTTACAGACACGTAAGGAATGGCTTGCCGTAAGGGATAACAGAACCCGGTTTGATCATATAAATGTTGACGGCGTTAGTGTGCCCGATGGCTCACCCTTTGATGTAGGTGGTTATCTTATGCAAAGGCCGGGCGATATAAAGACAGCCGATGGGCTGAGCGTGCCGGCGCGTGAAATTTGTAACTGCAGGTGTACGATAGGGCGCAGGGTGTTAAGGGGTGAAGATGGGTTGCCGTTAAGGAAGTTTGGTTAAGAATTGTGCTTTTCTTCTTCTTCTTCTTTAATACCGCTGTGAGAAAGTCCCCACATTAAGATACCACATGCAATGGCAATCAATACAGCGCTGATAATTTGTTGAGATATGGAAAGATTCATAATACTACCCAGATATAAATTAAGATCGCTATTATAGCAATAACATGAAGTATTGAAAACTCAAACTTGCCGCCATTGAAAGGTGTTTCCCATTCAACGGAAACTTGCAAACTGTTAAAGAATTTTTTTATTTTTTCCATAAGGCTTAATTTTGACATTCAAAGCGGGCGGTTTTACCCGCCCTCGTTCCGTAATTAAAGAAGTTTTTTAAGCTTCTTTATTAACTTGAAGGAAATTCTTAGTTTCACTTCAAGGGTTCCATTACGGAACTTGACTTTGAATATCATATTGCAAGGATACAAATTATTTTGTATCCTTGTTCGTTTTAATACCACTATAGCTTAACTATTTGCTCATCCAATTTCAGTGCAATAAATCTTCTTTCAAAGTAATCATAATAACAGGTGATTAAACCAACTTCACACATAAATGTTATTGCAATAAATTGTTTATCCCACTCCGTAAAAAGTACAGCTAACAGCAAATCGGTTTCGACTCTTTTAAATTCATTTAGTATGGTATTGGTTTTTGTTAGCACAGTTAATTATTTTGTTGCCGGTGCGACGTATCTTCACCGGGGAAATCTTCACCGCCCCAGCGCTCTTTTAGCATATCATGTAAATCCATGTACACCACAGCATGACGGCCTATAATTTCAGAAAAACCGGTTACCATATTATATGTTTCTTCTGCCATTTTCTTTGCTTTTTCTTTCCCTACTTCAGCCACTTTAAGTTTAACCCTTATTTGTTCATCAGAAACAACAAGACAGGAATTCGACGTTTGTAAATGATTTAAATATTCTGAAAACCCTTGTGTTTGTAAAACAACAAATCCGGCTATATCATTTTTTTTAAGGATAGCCTTAATTTCTTCCATTGCCTTTTTTAATTTGGGACTGTATTGCATAATGATATTTTACTCCCCTAATTTTTCAGGATAATTATTTTGCAGCCACTCTTTAACGGCCTTTCTTACAAGATAAGGAATTGACCTATCCTCTTTAATACATACCTGCAAAAGCGGTGTTTTCAACTCCTTTAAATCTATCGGATGCGGTTTATTATAGCACCGTTTCGGAATTGCTTTAATATTCGCTTGCATGCTGCTAATTTACTATATACAACTATATAAGAAGCCATAAGTTTTTCAATAGTGTGAAAAAATAGTTTGCACTTTGGTAAACCATTTACTCAAATGGAAAAATCTGCCGGTATTCCAATTGAATTTAAAGACCTCGATAGAACCAGTGGCACAGGTGTAATAAGACATTCTGTTTACAATTCTATTGATCGTGTTAATGATATTGCTACTAAAGGAATGTTCACAAAATCATGGAATGAGGCCAAAGCCAAAGGCTTAACAAAATCAATCAATCTTTTATTTAATCACAATACCAGAATAGGTTTTGTAACTGATGTATATGATGACGACAGTGGAGGATATACATCATTCAAACTACTTAAAAGTAAAGTACAGGACATATCAGAGATGGCAGACGAAGGAGCGTTAACAGGCGCTTCATTTGGCTATATACCTGTAAAAAAGCAATTCATAGAAGTTAAAGGACAAAAGGTGCGCAAGCTATTAGAGGTGAAGCATCTTGAAACTTCTTTGCTTGATGTTGAACCGGCGCATCCTGAGGCCGGTATAGTTATTCTGAATAAGTCTTTAGATGATATTACCGAAGATGATATAAACGAACTGATCACGTGGGG